CGTGTTACATCAGCAGGGACAACTGGTGCTGGAGAACCTTCATGGACAAAAATTATAGGCCAAATAATATGCGATGCTCGTAACCATCAGCGAAACGAACCGTGCGTGTTAAAGGTTGTGATCTTTTTTGCTGTCCATATTTTGGGGTAATTGAAGGAAAAGTAGCCATTATGCAAGTAAACCTCCAGGTCTTTTTTGTTGTACTATTTCAGATTGTACCGCTACTGATATAAGACGACCAAGTTCTCTTCCTCTATCTTCATCTCCTTCAACAGCCGAACCAGAAGCATCTACGTTTACTACAATATTCATTCCACCCATAGCATGATTTGGAATTATAGTACCTGCTGTATTAGGAACAAAAAGTTCTGGTCCTTTTTCTCCTACGATTGAAGGTCTACCAACAGGAGGTCTACCACCATTAGCAAAACCAAGAAGGCCCATATCAAAACTGGTATCAAAAGCATTTGGATAAGCCGATGCACTTCCAGCAAAACTAAAACTACTAAAAGCATTACCAAATAATCCAAGAAATCCTCTTGATATTTGTGCAGCCATCATCTGTGCAGCCATATCTAAAAAATGATCTGCTATACGCATAAACATATTTCTAAACGCATCTTGAACACTCATTGTTCCTTTTATTATTCCTTTGAAAGATTCTGAAAAAGCAGATCCAAGTGTTTTAGATAACTCAACTATTTGAAACTGTGCACTATTTAATCTTCTTAGTTCAGCATTTACATCTTGTAAACCTTTGACTATTGAATATGAATTTTCTTCACTTGCAATTCTTATTTGATTTTGTAAATCTCTTACTTTTGTTAATTCTTTTACAGTTTGAGCATTTCTTTCATTTATTGTTTTTAATTCTTCAGATTGCTTTCTTAATACTCCTGGTCTTATACGATTGCTACCTTCTGTTTTTTTAAAATCTTTTGTATCTAATTCTTTTTGTTTTTCTAAAGTATCAGTAATTAATTCATTAATTGTTGCCTCTACTCCTTTTCTTTGAATAGATAATATAAGTTTTAATTCATCTTCTAAAGTTAAATCTTTATTGATCTTTCTTATAGCTGATAATGCAGATTCAACTGTATTTGCTTGACTTAAAGCATCAAATTTAGCAAAATCTCCTCCAAAACTTTTAGCAAATAAAATTGCATTATTTCCAAATCGTTTAAATTCTTGTAAAACTCCTACCGCTTCTTGTTTTGTAATACCTAAAGATTTTCCTAATTGACTTACTGCCTTTGCACTTATATTTGAACTAATACCCATTTTTTCCATTTCATCATTTAAGTCAGAAATAGATTTTCTAAAATCAATAGATTCTTGTATTCTTGAAGCGATTGCAGTACCAGCAATAGATAGTCCAAAACCAAATCCTCCACCTAAAGCACCACCAGCTAAACCGCCAATACCACCACCAAGAGCAGCCAAAGGACCTTGACCAAAGAGTAAAGGAAAACCTCCACCAATAAGACCACTAGAAACGGACCCTGTTATTCTTCCTGCTCTACCTCTGCTATTTGCAAATGGTCCTTGAGGATTAGCACCCTGACCAAAACCTAATCTATTTAGTAAAGGTGCTCTTGAAGGACCAATAGGTGTTGAATATTGTGTTCCACCTGCAATTTGATTTGAAAAAACAGCCCTGTTATTTGATGCACTTAATAATTGTGCAGTTTTACCTGTATTTTTATCAATTTTCTTTTGATGCCTTAACTGTGATTTCATTACGGCACTAAAAGCAGGTCCTATAGGTCTGTCATATTGAGTTCCTGGTCTAATACCAAACGCAGAAGCTTCTCTGGATGCTCGACTTGCTTCAAGATTTCTTAAAATTCTTGGATTATTGTTTACTGTCATCATTGGCATTGGACCTTGCATTGGACCAAACATCGGGCCTTGCATTGGCAATGGACCAATAAATTGTTGAGGACCAAAAGGAACAGAACTTCTACCAGCCCTTCGATTTTGATTCCTTTTGTTTCTATCTATTGATTTTTGTGTAGCAGTATCAAATACAGTAGGTCCTGATATTTGAGAAGCACCCCGACTAAATTGTGCAAAATTTGACCCTTTTCTAATACTTTCTAATATTGCCTGTCTTTTTTGTAATTCAGCATTATATTGTCTTTCTGCATTAATTAATTCTCTTGATACAGTTTTAAATTCTTTTGCACCTCTTACTGCTTCGTTAAAATTTATTTGTGCTTTTCTTAAAGCATTTCCAAAACCAATTATATTAGAAATTCCAAATTTAGAGGTTTGACCTATTTCACTTAAACCTTGTGCTGTTTCTCTTACTTTTTTACCTGTTTGATCTAACTGTTTGTTAAAAGCTACAAGTTTATTAGTGTTTTTTATAGAAACTAAAAAATCAATATTATAATTAGCCACTTTCTATAAAAATTAAAACATTTTCTCCATATTACCTTCTTTTGCCTCGTAAAGCACTAGCTCTTTGTGCTTGTTCCTGTTGTTTTTTATATTCTTCATTTTCAATTTCGTTATAAGCAGCCCAACCTATCATCTCTTCAATAGTCAAAGTCTCACATAATTCAGCTACAGTTTTATGTAGTGTCTTTGCTAAAGAGAATAAAAATTGCCAATCTTTATTAGCTTTTTAAATCGGCTTTAGCCTCTTTTACCTCCTTATCAGCACCAGCATTTACCATTGCTAATTGTATTTCTTCAAGCACAGATGCTTCAACTTCTCTTCTTAAAGATGCTTTGTCTCCATCTTGGAAAAGTCTACCACCATCTTTATCTAATGATTTTTCAATCATCATTTGTAAAGCATAATCATTTACATCTTCAAAACTACTTTTTTTCTGTATTGATTCTCTTTCGGCAATGGTTAAAGGATGCCAATAAATACTAAGGACAATTTCGTCATCCTGTTTAATGTCATGTTTATAAAGTTGAGAAACACCAAACTTGTTTCTTAACAGATCAACTGCTCTAGTCATATATAAAAGTAATATTACATTACTATACTACGCATTTGCAGTAAATTGACAAGTTATTAAGCCAAGAAAGTGTGCAGAATCATCTAAAACAATAGGTGCAGGACCAACAACATCTAAAACTCTAGGCTTACAACTAAAAGTATCAGTATAATCAGAAGCATTAACAGAGGTAAGTCCATTAATTACTGCTTCTCCTAATTTAGACAAAACAGCACTACCCTTTCCTCTGGGAACATAAACATTACATTGAATTACACCAGAATAAAAATCAGAACCCACACCATGAGTTTGTAATGTTGCCTGTGCAAAATCTATTGACATGATTATGTATTTCTTAGTTTTACCAGGTGTTTTGTAAATTATATTGTCATAAATCATTTCTACAGTTGGATCTACGTCTGCAACTGCATCTGTTACTGCTTTTTCAAAAGCTGCTCTGGTGTTAACTAAAGTCATAAATTAGTGTAATCAACAAATTCTCTATCTGGATCAGCAAATTGTCCAATACCACCTTGACCACCTTTGAATTGTTTAGATCCAATCGCAATTTTAGCTTTATCTGTAAATATCGCATTTACGAGTGGTTGAAGTTTTCCAGAGTATCTAGCAACCTTACTTCTGCGAGAACCTAAAGCTGAAGCTGCATACTCTGATCTATTACCTATATAAACTTTAGAAAAAATTTTAAAATTAAATTTTATATTGTTTATAAATCTAGGAGAAACAACATAACCATCTGCTGGTCTACCTTCCATTGAAGGCTCTATTGTGCTCCACGGAGTATAATTTTCTCTTGGCTGGTCTGGCCTGGGTCTTTGCGTACTCGCTGTCCAACTTGAAGCAAAAAATCCAGTATCAATAGGACTGATTGAGTCAGGTCCTTTATCTTCAGATAACTCAAGTAATGCTGATCTGACAAAATCATTTAAATCACGGGTCAATAAATCTTCGTTATCTTTTTTTACTAATTTACTACTAAAAGGTTTACTTTTTGCCATTACAACCTCACTAATAAAGTAAACAGATAAGTCTGTCCACCCTGTTTTGTATCTATATTAATTATTTGTCCAACTCTTGTAGATCCAGCATAAGTTATTGTAACCTCGTCATCAAAAGTTGGTTGATTATCTCCTATTAAATCAGGTGTAATATATATCTTTGCCTCTCTTCTTTCTCTTCCATCAGTTTCAGTAGACCTGATAAACTCTATGGGAACTTTTAAATTTGAATAAGTTGTATCTACAGTTACGTTCTCTCCTTTGTCTATGTTATAAATAGAAATTCCTTTTTT